TCACCGCCTCGGCATCTCGCTCGATCAGTACAAGTTCGATCGCCTGAAGGAGCGCGCCGCCGCGATCCGCACCGAGCAGAAGCGCGATGCCGCTCTGGCCAAGTTGGCCGAGACCGATGCCGAACTGGCTGACGCCATCGACAGCGCGAACCGCGATGGCCGCTTCGAAGCCGCCGCGATCACGCGCGAACAGTTGGCCCTCGGCCTCACCGCTGAATCGCCCGCCGATGAACTCGCCGCTGTCGCGCAGAACTTCACGCGCGGCATCCGTCTGCTCGCCGACATCTGCGCTTCGATCCGTCACCGCGACTACGCGGCCAGCGAGAAACAGCGCGCCGTGATCCTCAGCGGCCTCGACAAGAGCCGCGAGTTCGCCGCCCTGTCCCTCGCCCGCGTCCGCGACTCCAAGGCCGTCACCGCCAGCCTCGCCGATCTGCCCGCGCTCACTGGCCGCATCACGATCACTGGCACTGTCGTCTCGTCCAAGCACATCAGCAACGACTACGGCACTGTGACCAAGTACCTGATCCGTCTCGCGGACGGCCGCAAGACCTTCGGCTCCCTCCCCGCTGATCTGGCCGTCACCTACACCCGCAACGCCGCTGGCTCCCTTGAGATGTCCTTCAACCCGATCCAGATCGGCCAGCAGGTCGAGTTCGTGGCCACTGTCGAACAGTCCGAGCGCGATGCCGCGTTCTACTTCCACAGCCGCCCCACCCTGACCAAGGCCGCCAAGGCCGCCCTCAAGGCCGCCCAAGCCTGATCCAGATCAGATCGGATCCAGATCCACGGCCCGCCGCAAGGTGGGCCTTCTTGTTGCCCCAGTCCAGCCAAGCCACCCAGCCGCCCCGCCAAGGCCCGATCAGCCCCCAGCCTAGCACCCTACAGCCCCAGCCCAGTCCAAGCGCCTCTCAGGCCAAGCCAGCCACCCTAGCGCTCCCCCTAAATCCTCCCCAGCCTGTATCCCCTGATCCCCTACGCGGATCACCCAGTCGGTCACCCATCCTTCGGATGCCCCAGATAGCGTGGCAATGGCCCAAAAGAAGAGCGCTGTAGCCCCTCTGAGGCCAGATCAGCCCTGACCCAGCCTACCTGCCGTCCAGATCAGCCAAGGCGCCCCAGATCGGCGCCCAGCCAGTTACGCGGATCACCCTCTCGGCCAAGGTTACGGCACCTCTGTCCCTAGACCCTTCGGCCCTAGGCCCGCCACGGCCAAGCCAGACCCCTAGGATCGGCCAGCCAAGGCCCGCGCGGATTCCACCCAGCCAAGACAGGGGGGGAGGGGGTCTTGGAAATTCGGCCGAAAAATTACGCTTCGCATTCAGTCGTAAGGAATTTTTTGCCAAAAGGCTTGACGAGGTGTGATTTACTGACCTAGGAAGGCCGATATGGAACTGACTGTTATGGCCACGCGCGAAAGCGAACTGGCCAAGGCTATGGGCCTGACGCGGAAGGCGATGACCGATCTGCGGAACAGTCTGCTTCGCCCCCAAACTGATTGGTACCGCGAGGACACGAAGGCGCCTGAGGCCAAGCGTCCTGTTTGGATCACCCCAGAGGGTATGGTCAAACTTTCCGAACACTGGGGCATCAAGGCAGTGCAGGTAGAGGCCGAAAAAAAAATTCTGTCGGCCGCTAACGCGGCCGAGGTAGCCGAGTGTACAGTGCTGACTGTCTTCCCCAGAAATCCTCGGCTTGTCGAAGTCCTGCTGAACGGCGCGAAGCGGATGATGAGGGTGAGGGATAATTCCAAATGGGCTAGAGGAATGAAGGTTGAAGTCCGCACCGAAGGTGGGATGAGCAACTTTCTGATCCCGCTCAGAAACCCCAGATTTAAAGGCAAATTCTAACTTTTCCCACACATATGGCTAAATCCAAATACAAGATGGCTTCCACGAAGGGCGCCAAGAAGTCCACCTCCAAGAAGAAGAAGTGCTAACTATGTGGTACATTCTTACTCTTCTTGTCGGCATTGTCCTCGGCGCTGTCGGTGCCGTTTTTGTCGCTCGCAACAATCGATCCAAGATCGACAAGGCTCTCGGCGCCGCCGATGCCGCCAGCGAGAAGTACAAGAACTATATGACCAAGTGGTCTGACGACATCAAGAAGGACGAACTGAAGTGAAGGAAGCGGCCAACAGTTCCCGATCCGCTGTTCGCAGATACGCGAAGGGCAGTTCGTACTACCAGACGGCCGTCACAAGACAGGTGAGGCGTAAGGGAACTACCCTTGCGTCCTCGCCTAAACTTCCGACCAACAGGGCGTACCACAGGAACTACAGCAGGAAGCACAGGGCAAGAAACGGAGGCTAAGATGGCCTCGCTGGCTCTCACTCCGCATCCTGTCCTCCACGCCCCCACAGAGGATGAAATCAAGGCTCTCGTCCAGAAAGTCGGCCAAGAAAAGACCCTTGAGATCCTCCAGATCCGCGAGGACAAGATCGAGGCAGAGAAGCGCGACCCATACAGACACGGCTATGAGCCTTGGTACTGGAAAGATGCCGATAGAATTCTTGATCAGAATGATGAGATTCTACTTAGCGGTGGTAACCGCGCGGGGAAGACAGAGTACGCGGCGAAAAGGGTAGTCTACACCCTGATCAACAAGCCCAACTCGCGCGTATGGTGCCTCCATACGACCAACCAGTCCAGCATCCAGATGCAACAGAGCGTTGTCTGGAAGTACCTGCCCGCTGAGTTGAAACAGGCAAAAAAGACAAAGATCACCAACATTGCGTACACTCAGAAGAACGGATTCTCTGAGAACTCATTTGTTCTGCCCAACGGAAGCCAGTGCTTCTTTATGAATTACGCTCAGGAGCGTACTGTGATCGAAGGTGGCGAAACCGACCTGATCTGGTGCGATGAACTTGTGCCGCTGGACTGGGTCGAGACGCTTAGGTTCCGTAACATCACCAGAAGGGGCAAACTGATCGTAACCTTCACGCCTGTAACAGGCTACACCAATGTGGTGAAGGACTACCTTGCTGGGTGCAGGATCGTTGAATCCAGACCAGCCAAGTTGCTGGAGGGAACTAACGCCGTGATCGGGTGCAAGTCTGGCGAGATGCCTTATATCGCCAAGTGCGTCCGAAGGGGCGCTTACGCGCTTTGGTTTTTCTCCGAGTTCAATCCCTACAACCCTTTCGACCACCTTGCCAAGAGCCTGAAGGGTAGATCCTCCTACGAGATCAAGATCCGTGCCTATGGCTGGGCCGAGTCGCTTCAGGGCAACCAGTTCCCCAGATTCGGAGATGCCAACATCATCGAGGCGTCTAAGATTCCTGCCAGTGGAACTAACTATCTAGCAGTAGATCCCGCTGGGGCCAGAAACTGGTTTATGCTCTGGATGCGCGTCACCGAGGACGGAACCAGATATGTCTATCGCGAGTGGCCTGACGCGGCCGTAGGGGAATGGGCGCTGGCCTCCGATAAGGCCGATGGGAAGATTGGCCCAGCCCAGACTACCAACGCTGGCAGAGGCTTGGATGAGTACAAGGAACTGATCAGGCACCTTGAGGGCGGCGAGAACATCGTGGAGCGCTATGTAGACCCCCGCGCGGGCGCGCAACAGGCGGCTGGCCGAGATGGCGGCACCTCTATCATTGACCTGTTCCAGCAAGGGGATGAGCCGATGTACCTGATCCAAGCGGCTGGCATCGCCATTGAGGAGGGCGTAGGGATGATCAACAACTGGCTGTCGTATGATCCGTCCCAGCCGATTAGTTCAATTAACCAGCCCAAGTTGTACATTTCTGAAAACTGCCAGAATCTTATTTTCTGCTTGAAGGAGTGGACTGGGCAAGACGGCCAGAAGGGAGCCTCCAAGGATCCCATCGACTGCCTTCGGTACCTCGCGGTTATGAACCCAGAGTTTGAGAACAACAACACTTACCAAGCCACTAAACCTTTCTCGTACTAAAATGACCTACCCTCCCCTTCTCTCCCGCAAGGCCGCTTCTGAAATGACTGGCTTGTCCGCGCGGTACTTCGATAGGCTTCGCCTAGACGGAAAACTTTCCACCTACAAAACCCTCGGCGGCCAGCACCGCTTCCACCGAGACGAAATCCTAAAACATATCAATGAAACCCCTACCTTGGAACACGCCCACGACAGATGCTCTGGCGGCGGCGAAGAAGAGTCCAGATCTTGAAACGCTCCTAAAGGAGTATAACGAGTCGCTTTATAACGGCTCTTCGCTTGAGCGCCTTGCGGCTCTTGACGATATCCGCTACTGCCGCTGGCACGGCCAGTCGGATGACGGCAAGAAGCACAGCGATCTCAGGCAGGACGGAAATCCCGCGATGCCGTGGGAAGGCGCGTCCGATGTGCGAGTCCGTCTGGTGGACAGAACCATCAACGACATTAGCGCACTCCTGATCACCGCGTTCCAGCGCAGTCAGTTGCGCGTAAGCGGGGTCACGCTTGATGATGGCGGCCCTGCCACCGCATCCTCCACATTGATGCGCTGGATCCTAGAGAACAGGCAGAGCAGGGAACTGTACTCCGAGGCTTACCTTGGCGCCCAGTACGCCCTCACATACGGATGGACTGTATTCCACATCACTTGGGATCAGGAATCTGCGATCAGACGCCAGAAGATCACTATGGACGATCTGATGGCCATTGAAGAGCAGTACAAGGAACAGGCTCCTGATTCCGTCTTGGCCAACCTTACGGAGATGATCCAAAGCGGTTCTAACGATGATTATCTCGCGGCTAACCTTTCTCAGTTCCTGAACAACGCCAGCGTTTCTAAGTGCCGAAAGATGGTAGTTGCGCTCAGGGAAAAGGGTGAGGCCGAAATCGAAGAGCCTTACATCATCAGGAACCTTCCGTGCGTTACGGCGCTCAAGCCGTATGACGAGATCACCTTCCCGCAGGAAACAACGGATCTCCAGAGAGCAAGAGTCATCTATCGCCGCACATTCCTGACAGAAGTCGAACTGCGAGCGATGGAGGTTAACGATGGCTGGAACAAGGAATTCATCGAGGCGGCCGCCGCTACATTGGGCAGATCGTCTATGTACAACGACCCCAGCCTTACGCCTGTCACCAATGTTCTTACCACCAATGTTTGGCGCGGTAAGAATATGATCGAGATTGTGTATGCCTATGCGCGCCAGATCGGCCCTGACGGCATTCCTGCGATCTACTACACTGTGTTCAGCCCTCAGGTTGGCACCAAACTGTACGCGAAGCACGAAATTCTGGACTACTACCACGGAAAGTATCCCTTCGTTGGCTACGCTAGAGAAGTCACGCGCCGTCCGATTATGGAGTCTCGCGGCATCCCTGAAGTGTCCAGAACGGATCAGGATGAGATCAAGGCACAGCACGACTCCCTGCGCGACAGAACGGCAATCGAAACCCTTCCCCCGATCAAGGTGGCCAAGCGCATTGGCGCCATCAACAGAATCGGCCCTGCCGTCCAGTTGCCTGTCACGACCAAGGATGACTATACATTCCTCGACCCACCCGCTGGCAACCCTCAGATCGCGTTCTCGATGATCGAGCGCGTGGAGGCTCAACACGCCGCCTATTACGGCCTTACCTCCAAGTATGTGGAAGATGTCAGATCCCAGTTGCTCCAGCAGTCCATCGTGAACGGATGGCTTCATTGCTGGACTGAGATCTACCAGCAGGTCTTCACGCTGGCTTTGCAGTACCTGACGCCCGAAGAGAAGGTTCGTATCTGTGGTATGGATCTTCCCGCGCGCGCGACTGAGATCCACGGCGGCTTCGACTTCATCGTGAAGTTCGATGTTCGCGAGGTTGATACCAACCTTGTGATGGAGAAACTGGATGCCATCTCTAAGTTTGCCGTCCCGATGGACGCCTCTGGCGTCATTGACAGGAACAAGTTGGTTAAGGCGATCCTTGAGACAATCTCTCCTGACGCGGCAAAGGATCTCATCGTTGAGACCGAACAGGCTTCTAACAAGATGTTCAGAGATGTTCAGACCGACATCGGCCTTATGCTGTTGGGCAATGCCCCGCAATTGGTCGAAAACGATCCGTCCTCTCAGACCAAACTGCAACTCGCCCAGCAGATCCTACAGCAGAATCCGAAGGCTCAACAGGCGCTTCAGGGAGACGAGATCTTCCAGCAGTTGTTCCAGCAGTATGTCCAGAACTTGCAGATGTCTCTCCAGCAGGAGCAGAATAAGCAGGTTGGCAGAACTGGCGTTGCTCCTCAGGGGCCGTCTATGGCCGATCAGGTCAAGGGCGTCATCGAACAGGCCAAGGCGGCAAAGACCGCTAAGGACAACGGCCAGACATCAGCCAGAGAAGATGTCGGCCAGCAGGTTGCCGCCCAGAGAGGTCAGGAGATGCAGGGCAAGGTTCAGGCTCAGGCTCAAGGCGACCAGATGCGCCAGATGGTTATGGAACTGATGTCTCAGGGCGCTTCAGAAGAAGAAGCGATCCAGATGATCCAGCAACAGATGCAGGGCGGCGGCCAGCCTCAGCAAGGCCAGATGCCACCCGAACAGCAAATGCCTCCTGAAGGTATGCCCCAGTGAGCAATAACCTAGATTTCAAGGCCACAGAGGAAACCCTTCGCAAGTTGGGTTTCAAAGGCACCAACGAGGCGTTTGACGCGGTTATCGCGTTGCTCGATACCTTCATCTCAATCGAGACTGTTTCCGCAATCGGATCGGAACTATCCAGCGAGAAGCGTCACCACCAGTGCGGAAGGGTCGAGGCGCTAATCGACTACAAGGCTTACCTGATCGATGCCAGAACACAGGCGATCAGGAAGAACGCTCCTGATGTGGTATGATCCTTGGCAAATCTTGTACAAGTTTGCCGATCCTTGCATCGCGCTGGTCACCCTGTTGACCTGTCCAAACAATTGGGCCTAACTGGCCTTGGTTCTGAGATCCACAAAACTCTGTCGGACTTCTTACAAGTCCTTAAATTGTATGCCCAACGCTAATAAAAACAGTACCGCTGAAAACGCGGAGCCGCAGGTGGACACCAGCCCCCTGTCGTTAGAAGGACTCGCGTCCTTCATCGAGACATCCTCGCTTTCTGGTGGAGCGCGGACGGATGCTACCGAATCCGATACGCAGTCGGTGGAAGACCAGCCAAGACAACTCGACGACCCTCTGGCAGAGGGAATCCAGTCGTCCGTTGGCATTGATAACAGATCGTCAAAGAACTCGGCAGAGAATGTCGCAGGTAATGACGAGGATGAGGGAAATGGTATCCCTAGCCACATCCAGAAGCGGATCGATAAGATCACAGCCAAGCGCCGCGAGGCCGAGGCTGAGGCCGAAAGACTCCGTGCTGAACTGGAAGAGGTTAAGACGAAGAGCGCTGAACCAGTCGTCCCGCGCAGTAAGAATCCGTTTGGGAATGTCCTGAACGAGGCCGAACTGCAAAAGAAACTGGAACAGGCCCGACAGATCAGAGACTGGTGCGAAGAGAATCCCTATGGTGGCGAAGTCCCCAAGGGCGATGGTACAGTCATCCATATGGACGAATCCGAAGTCCGTAAGATGAAGATCAACGCCCTGAAAGACATCGAGACCAACATTCCCGCTCAGGCTCAGTTCATTCAGGCCCGCCGCCACTTCGATCCCATCGCGGAAAAAGAATATCCGTGGTGGCAGAAAAAGGATACGAAGGAGTACAACACCGCCATTGCGCTCCTTAAGAACTTCCCCGAACTTGGCGCCTTCCCTGACTACAAATTGGTTATCGGAGACTTTGTCTATGGTATGACCAATCGTCAGATGAGGCAGGTCAAGGAATCCTCGGCTCCTATCCAGCGCCGTCCTCAATATCAGCCCGCTCGCCCCTCCATTAGCCCATCGGCATCAAACCAAAATACGAATGCCACGGAAATGGAGAAAAGGTTTATTAAGAGTGGTTCCAGAGATGATCTCGCGTCCCTAATTGAGGCTAGGTTAAAGTCTCGTTAATCCAAAACCGCCGCAAGGCACCAAATACTATGGCAAGACTGTTTGAAAGAGATCTTCAGGGCTACAACGCCGCCAATGAAGCCAACCGAGTGGGTCGCCGCGAGGATATCGCGGATATGATCACGCTTGTCGAGGCGAAGGACACCCCCTTCACCACGATGGCTCGCAAGGGCGCTGAACCCTCCAACACCCTGTTCCAGTGGCAGGTCGATAAGAACCCCGACCCCCGCGTTCAGCCTGTCATTGACGGCACGGACGAATCCACGACTGGTGACACCGCTGGTGGCGCCAAGATGGAGCAGTTCACCATCGGCTACCGCGCTACGCTGGCCGCCTACCCGCAGATCTTCCGCAGAAAGTTCCGCGTCTCCAAGTTGACCGAATCCAATATGGTTCGTCTCGCTGGTACGCCCTCGGAACGCTCGCGCCAGATGGCGAAGGCGATGCTCGCGATCAAGCGCGATGTCGAAGTGGCTCTCACCTCGTCCCAGACCGCTCAGGCTGACAACGGCTCCGTTGGCTACCGCACCCGCGCTCTGGATTCGTGGACAAAGACCCAGTGGGAAAAGGACGCCACCCTCCCTGTCCCCGACCAGTATTGCACCCCTGCCGAAAACATCATCGCGGCCTCGGCCACGAAGACCATCGGCGGTACCAGCCGTACTGTCGCCAACGCGAACACCTGCGCTAATGCCGCCGCGCTCAACGAATCCCACTGTCAGGATATGCTGACCGCCCTGTACAAGCAGATCGGCCAGAACCGCACTTGGGACGCTCTCGTTGCCGTGAACCTGAAGCGCGCGTTCTCCAACCTCGTCTACACGACCCCGAATGGCGGCCAGATGTCGTCCTCCCCGATCCGCACGATGCGTGAGGGTGGTGAAACGACCTACAGCCAGTACATCGATGTCTTCCAAGGCGACTTCGGTCAGATCAACCTCCATATCTCCAACTGGCTTGGCGATATCGACCAGCGTCCGACTGTGAACGGCTCTGATAACCCTGACTTCGGTGAATTCACGCCGAACCTCAACAAGGGCTTCATCATTCCGTTCGAACACACGGAGATCCGCTACGGCGGCAACATCGCCGAAGTCATCGAACTGACTGACAACGGCGGCGGCCCTGCCAACGCTATCGAGATGGTTCTGGGTCTTTGCATCCATAACCCGCTCGCCTTCGGCAAGTTCGACCTCTAATCCGCGTAACAGTGGACATCTCCCGCCAGATCTCGGAAGCAGTACCTGAGGAACTCCTAAAGGATTTCCACAGGGAGATCCGAACTGGTTGGGAGATGCAGAAGGTCAGAACTCAGCACAACCTCAAGTGGGCGGCGAAAGCCAACCACAAAGGGGTAGATAAGACTGTGGATGGGATCGGGCAACTTATTGCCCGCATCCCTCCAGAGTCTTACCACTTTTGGGGACAGCACTTCGGCACATATGACTGTTGGAAGGACAAAGGGTTTCTCAGGGAGTTCCTGAAAGACAACCCTGAGTGTATG